GCTGAGACAGATGATGTTGATGAGGCTCAGTTGCTTGAGGGGTATCTGGCCTGGAAAAGAGGTCTGCAAGCTACCCTTCCACTCGACCACCCATATAGATGGGATGGCACCCTGTTCGGGTTCGGTCGGTATTTTCAACCGTCTGACGCCCGTCGTGCAGACGGCACAAGCGAGGTTCTTTGGTACTCCCCGAGAGCCCAGCATGACGACACGATCACCGAGGCGGCTGGCAAGGTGTCTCAGTGGAGCGACATTAATGGATCCTCCTCCAGCTTCACCATGCCGGTTGCAGCCTTTCAGCCTGCCCTGGACGAGACGGAGCTTACCGACGTTCGTGTAATCAGCGCCGCCGGGGGCTTTAAGTATATGCAAGCGTTATTTTCGCCCGGAGTGCAGATCAAAGACCTCAGTGTCATCGGCATGCATAGGCGGACAGTGGACCTAGAGCATTTCTTTGAGCTGGATGGCACAGTTGGTAGCAGGACGCTCGACAATGGACTTGACGTTCTGGCTTATAGCTATCCGTCCAATACGGATGGGCCCGCCCGCCGAATGCACTCGCCGTCAATCGCGTGGATGTCACACGGAGCAATGGCGAGTTCAGCCGATATATCAACGGTGCCGCTGCTGCCCTGTTCAACCATGTGTTCGGCACTCGGTCGGGCAGCCCTGTTTGGGGCCAACTGTATGCCTTCTCAAGCGTTGGCGTCGTCGCGAACAGCATGGAGGGCTATTACGTCGATCTGGTTTTCCTGTTCGGTGCTTATCCTCTCGATGATTTGCAGCAAGTTGAAGCATACACCGCATGGACCGCTGGACAGGAAGCACTGCTCGAATCCGCGCACCCATACAAGGCCGCGTTGCCGCTGAATCCTGTCGTTATTGATATTGACTCGATCTCAGACGGTCTTGTCAAATTCTCGTCTGATGAGTCGCCAACTGTCGGCGAGGTGACATATCTCTGGGATTTCGGAGACGGTGTCACATCAAGCGCAGCCAGCCCATATCATGGCTATGAGACTGACGGCACCCACACGGTTGAACTGACGATCACCGACGACTACTCGACTCGTTCGGCTACTGTCGAGATCACCACGACCGTCGATTACGTTCGCCCCAGCGGATACGGAACCACCAACAACTACAACGCGCACGGTCTTGGCATGGGTCTTGGCCTTGGCCTGGGCTCTGCATACAATAACTAGGAGGTGATGGTATCATGTCTTACCCGAATGACCAAGAAGACGAGCAACTCGTCGCTATCAATGCGAGCGCACAGCACAATGTCGAGTCGGAGGATGTCGACTGGGTCGAAATCACGCTCGACGGCACCCCGACCCGACTCAGCGAGATTCTGCGCGACGAAGTCGGCCTCGCCGCCCGGTGGGGTATGTCGTTCCAAGACTGCCTCCGCACGATCAACGCTATCGTTTTTCTCGCGCAGGATAGCCGGGCTTCTGGGGAGATCCGTACCAAATCTGCCGATACGGTCTACGCTGAAATCCCTGCCGGCGTTGATTGGTACGTCCCTGCGGTTCGCCTGTATGATAAGTTCGTGTCTGGGTCGAGTACCGCAGTTCTGGCGCTCCACACGGACGCGAAACTCTATTCCACTTGAGGTGACTCATGGTTGAACGCATGTCAGGTGAAGCCGATTTCACATATTCCAATCCGCTCGGTGATTATGGCGACATCGACTCCGATGAGCGTGCGTTTATTTCCAAGCTCGAAGAGGACATCCGTCTTCCAGAGGACATCCGCTGGGAATACGAACGCTGGCCCGCAATGCGGGGTTATGTCAGTGATGTCGGGCAGTCGAAGGATACGCCCGATACGGTAACGACCAATCTGATCCTCCGCACCCAGTTCGCTGTGCAGGCGAACGTGATGCCACGCGATCCGGCGCCGAAACTGGTTCCCCAGGAATGGGTTCCGGAGTCTGATCTCGTTCCGCCAATCATGGCCCCGCAAGCTGCTGGCCAAATGGGGCCTGATCTCTTCAACGACTTCCCGCACGAATGGACCGTCTACACCAAGTCGCAAGAGATCGCGGTAGCGAAGCAGCAGAAGCTCGCCGGCCTCCAGCCGGTCATCTCCGGCATGGTGCAGGACAACATGACGCTCCCCATCGCATGGATCAAGATGCGATGGATCGAGGATTATGACCTCGACCCCATCGGCATGCGCCATGATAACGACACGCAGGTGACGGCGGCTCGGTACGATTCTCTCAAGCGGGCGTTCGACGACGAGGAGTTCGATGAGCATGATGCTCGTCACTACGAGATGCACGATATCAATCGCGTCTTGAAGGATTACCTCGCCGAAGAAGTGGCCGTCGACCTCGCGGAGAACCCTCCGCAGGATCAGGTCGACGCGTTCGGAAATCCGATTGAGGATGATGAACGCCTGCTCCAACTGCGCGATCTCCAGAGCGACGATCTGCTCGACATCGGCATGTTCGAAACGGTCCCGCACTATCAGGGCTTCTGCTTCGAGTCCATCGACCCCGAGGACGTGCGCTTCGACTGGCGCGTCACCAAACCAGAGGATATGCGTTTTGCGTGGTGGATGGCGCAGCGGGTGTTCATGCCCCCGAGAGAGATCGCTGAGAAGTGGAATCTGACCTCTGAGGAGGCCGAGGGGCTCTACCACACGGCCGCGCTCTACAACCGTGATGGGACGCCGAGCCGCAGCGGCGAAACCGAAGATAAAGCCGGCCGAGAAGAGCGAGATCGGTATAACCACATCGAAGACTCGACCCGTGGCAAGTTCATGGCGGTCTGGGAGTATTGGGACCGGCGCAGCGGGCTCGTCTACAGGTGGGTGCAGGGCTACGGCAAGCTGCTCGACAAGTTCAAGCCAGAAGGGGCGCCTCGTCGCTTCTTCCCGTTCTTCCATCTCATGATGAACCGGGCTACCGGTAAGGTCTTCGCACCGCCCGATAGCGAGCTTCTGCGCCCGCTCCAAGAAGAACTGAACATGCTCCGCACCCATGACCGGGAGGCTCGCAAGAGTTCCTACCCGCGCTACATGGTCACGAAGGGTCTGCTCAACAAGCGGGCGAAGCAGGAGATGCGGACGGCGGTCCCCTATTCGGTGATCGAGGTCGAGAAGGCGAACGATGTCGCCCAAAATATTCACGAACTGGTGCCAGCCACCTACGACCCGCGCCTTTACGATGGTAGCAGGGCGCGTCAGGACTTCGAGGCGATGGCCGGGTTGAGCCAATCGAGCCTCGGCATGACCGGCGGCGCCGAACTGGCCACCGAAGCGGCCATAGCCAACCAGCAACTCGGCATCCAGTCGAATATGCGGAAGGATACCGTCATCGCCCTGTACCGGGACATCTACGAGGCAATGTTCCAGATGAACGCGCAGCGCCTCGATGAGGGCAACCTCAAAGCCCTGGCCGGGCCGGGCGCTATCAACCTTGGTACCTCTATGGAGCGCGAGCAGATCCTGAACTGCTACGCCATCGACATCGAGGCGAGCCCGAACGACGAGGCTGAGAAGTCGTCCGAGCTCAAGAAGTGGCTCGATGCTACGACGGTCATCCAAGGGCTCATGCTACCCATCAACAGGATCGAGATCAGTAAGGAAGTGTTGCGACTTATGGGCTTGCGTACAAACCTGTCGCGCTTTATTGACCTCGCCGCACTGCTCGCGCCACCCCCAGAGCAAGCCCCAGCAGGGCCGGGCAACGCCAACAAGCCGGCCGGCGGCGGCAGGCCCGACCAGCAGGGCGACGAAGGGGCCGGCGGAGGCAGACCGGAGATGAGTAGCCAATCGGGCTCCCCCGGCCCTGAGAGCGTGCCAAACAGACCACAAGTGTGACGCTTCTTGCCCGAAGCGACATACAAACCTTGACCCCAACACAAGGAGAGAATACCATGGGAGACAACCAGCAGGGCGGCAGTGCCCCCGACGATGCTGAGGATCATATCGACGGCGAGCCCGAAGGTGACGGGAAAGATCAGGTCGTTGATGAATCTTTGAAGTCTGATAGTGAGGAATCCGACCCGCGAGAGAAGTTCTTCTCTGAGTTCGCGGCCGAAGACGAGGAAGTTCCTAGTGATCCCGGTGAGGATGACGACGAAGAGGAACCCGTCGACGGCGAAGGCGACGAAGAGGAAGAGCAGCCAGATAGCGACGAGGAAGAGGAAGACGATGAGGACGACGAAGATGTCGACCTTGGCGTTGATCTCAGCGACCTCGTAGAAGGGGATGAAGAGGAAGAGGCCGAGAGTGGTTTCGACCCCTCTGCCAGTATCCCAAAAGCTGTCTGGAAGAAGCTGCCGCAGGAAGCTCGGACTCACATCGACCGTTCTCGCCGCTACATGAAGCAGCAGGATCGCAAGCTCAAGACACTTGAGCCCCAGGCGCAATGGACCACCCAGGTTCTCTCTGCCGCCAACAAAGCCGGGGTTTCAAACGACGACTTGCTCGGTTGGATGGAGTTGGGTTTCCGAGCCCAGCAGGGCGATGATGCTGCCATTGGGCGCATCGGGGCTATTGCCGCCAAGGGCGGCTTCAAGCCCGATGTCGATCTCGATATGGGCGAACTCGACGAATACCTCGCCAACGAGGTCGAAGAGTTTAACCTGACCCGCGAGCAAGCGAAGGAGATCAAGGCCAAGTTGAAGGCCAAACCCGCAGAGCAGCCGCGACAGCCGCAGCAACAGGCCCAGCAGCCGCAGCAACAGGCCCAGCAGCCGGTGAACACGCAGTATGCCGAGGTGCAGCAGGCGGCTATGAATAAGATCGCCGAGGCCGACACCCGGTTCTCCAAGCGGTTTGGCAATAACTGGCCGAACATGCGTGAGCGCATCCGCAAGGAAGTGGTGCTCGCCCAAGCGGCAACGCCGACCACACCGGACCAGTGGCCCAAGCTGTGGATCAAGACGGCGGAAGCGGAAGCGAAGAAGACCCTGAAACGGTCGAAGTCTCGCCTACGCGGAAACTCGGATTCTCTCGGTCGTGGAGACAATGTGGGCACGCGCCCTGCGTCCTCATCTGACTCCGGCGACCCACGCGAAAGTTTCCTCCGTCAGTTTACCTCCTGAGCACATGACTGCTCAGGCACCTGACGGGAACCCTGAGCAGTCATGAGGAGATAAAAACATGGCTACCAATACCATCCTTCCGCAAGTGTTGCAGGCGTCCGCCTATGCAGCCCATGCGGAGGTCATGAACCGGCGCTCGCCGGATATTTTCGACCGCAAGCGCATGCCTTGGTGGTCCTTCCTGAACAAGCGCACCAAGGAACGCCACTTCACCCGTGGCAAGGTGATCCAGAAACTCCAGCGCGACGGTGGCCTGGACATCCAGCACTGGGACCGGCGCGATGTGCTCAAGTTCCAGGAAACCTTCATCGACGATGAGATGGTCTGGGCGCCCTACCGCAGCCACGTTGGCCTGGAGGTCGTGCATACCGATCTGGAGGATCGCGGTTTCGTCGTGATGCCGAACGAGCCTCGCGGCAAGAACTTCCCCAGCAAGATCAGCCGGGCTGATGGCGATATCCTGATGGATTATTTCAGCCAGCAGATCGAAGACATGTACGACGCCTGGGATGTGCGCCACGATGAGGAGCTTCTGACCGACAACAGCGCGGACCCCCTCGCTCCGGTCGGCCTCGACGCCCTCATGCCGCTGGACAACACGGTCGGCACCATCGCCGGCAAGGACCGCAGCGACCCGCTGTTCCGGCACATCGTCATCACCGGATCGACAACCGGCGCGTCAGGCACCCTGGAGCGTGACCTGAATCGCGGCTGCCGTCTCGCCGATGAGAACAGTCGTGGCATGCCCTCCTCGGTGGACATGATTATGGCCGGCGATGACTGGATCGACGCCTACGTCGACTACGCCAAGGCCAATGGCCTGCGCTATCAGCGCACCCTGGACGAGGCCAGCGGCGTCGACATCGGCACCCCCGACAGCAGGATCGAGTGGAGTGGCATCCCAGTCGTGCGGAACCCGACCTTCCGCACCCTGGACAGCAAGGGGCTCTACACCGGCACCGAATGGGCCAAGCGGTCCTACTTCCTGGCCAGCAAGACCTGGGAGTTCGCATACCAGAAGGGCAAGATGAAGAACTTCAGCGCCCCGCTGGACCCGAGCGATCAGCGCCTCAGCCGCCTCTCCCTCGACGGTCGTCACGTTCTGATCGTTCGCAAGCCGAACGGGCAGTTCCTCAATACGATCTCATAGCTGAGTCTCGGAGGAGGCTCAGGTTGGGATGCAGCCGACTCCAATGCTGCCTCGCATCACTTGTGGTGCGGGGCAGCTTTTGTAGGCTATCCCTACTCACTTTCCTACCCCAACAAGGAATCTCGCCATGACGAAAGTCGTCGAAGTGCCGAACGTGCGCGTCCACATCCCCAACCCGAAGGGAACGTCGCTGACGCTGTACGTCCCGCAGTATGAAGTGCCGCTACTCAAGATGCGGTGGAAGGGCGCTCTGACCGACCCGACCTCCCACCCCATCGTCACAGATCGCATCCCAGCCCGAGGCAGCGCAGCGGCCCGGTGCGAGTTCACCGGCCGCGACAAGTTCGCCGGCATGCGTCACACCCGCGTCAACTCGCTCGCCGACGAGAAGCGTCGTCTGGCCGGCAAGTATTACGAGGACAAGCGCACCGGGAACCCGATCTTCGATACGGTCTACCCGGTCCTGATGTTCGAGGAAACCGTGCAGAAGATGCACCCCAACCTCTTCGAGGGTGAAGAGGGCGTCATGCTCGGCGATATCGACGCGCCGGAGGACATTCTCGGCCAGCCCGAAGAGGCGCCTGAACTCGACGACTATATGCCGCCGCAAGACGACGCTGATGCTATCACCGACGACGACCGGATCGCCGACCTCTGCCGCCTCAAGTATGTCGCTGAGGCAACGGCAAAGCTCATGATCGAGGCCGGATTCGACAGTGTCGACGAGGTGGCTCAGACCGATCCCGCAGACCTCAGCCAGATGGTCAAGGGAATCGGGCCGAAGGAAGCAGTCAAGATCATCGACCATGCTGTCTCCCTGGAAACCGGGGATGGCAGCGCACCTCTGGAAGGATAACCCATGGCACTCGCGGTATCGCCAACCCTCGCAGAGTTGCGCCTCTCTGTGGCGACCCGCGTCAACATGGGTCGCCAGATCAGGAACTCGACCGCCCTCCACCCCATCGTCGATGAGTACATTCGTCAGGCGTTCAATCTGCTCATCAACGAAGCGAATTGGATCATCATGGAGGTGGGGGAGAGCATCGACCTCATCATGGGCCAGCACTCCTACGATCTCCCCGACAATATCGATGTCGGGGACATTCGTGAAATCACGGTCGAGAACATCTACAACCGGGAGCTTCCACTCGTACCTGGAGTAGCGTATTATGAGCGCAACGCCTACCGGGTTGACCGCAATCTCCAGGCTGCACCGACTGCTGAGGAGTTGGAAGCTCAATCGGGCCTCCCATTGCGGTGGGAGGTCATCGATCAACTGCTGCACATTTATCCGGCCCCGAAGACCACTGAATATCCGACTCTACTGGTTCGCGGCAAAGCGAAACCGCGTGAGCCCTACTCCGATGGTGATCGGTCCTTCATCGACAAGGAAGCGCATGTGCTTGCGGCTACGGTCGCTATCAAAAAGCACTACAAGATGGAGGGCGCCGACAACGACTCGGCGGTTCTCCAACGTCATCTGATGAATATTAGAGCGCAGGAGAGCGACGGCGAATCGGTGCAGATCGGCCCTGAACGCAGCCACCGTTATCCTGAACAGAACACCAGACTCGATAACAGCGACCGGGTGCTATTCTGGCCCGATTTCGATCCTTTCGCGCCGGTCAATAATCGTGGAGCTTGGTAATGGCTGACATCACTATTTCATTGTCCGGTCTGTCGACCGAGATCGCCGCTCTGATCGTCGGGAAGGTGGATCTCGGCTCGACCAATGCCGAGGGTATCTGTCGCATCCTCACCGGAGCGAGCGTGACCATCGTCGATATCCCGCTCGACACACCACCGGCATTTAGCCTTAGCGGCGACGACTATATCGCCAACGGTGTGCCGGCCCAAGGCACGGCTGTCGCATCCGGCACGGCTGCCAAGGCGCAAGTGTTGGACCGGGATGAGAATGTCGTATGCGAGGGTTCGGCGACCATCATCGGCGCTAACGGGTTCGCCCAACTGGACAGGTCGGAGATCGAGATCAACGATGTGGTCACGCTTCAATCCATGACGGTGACAGGCCCCTGATGGCCGGCACATCAGATATTATCGCCAAAGGCACCGTAACGGCGGTCCAGGCGTCATCTGATGTCAGGGTGGCGCAGACCTTTGATGTGGTCGCTAGCGGCAGAGTCACTCCGGTGCAAGCGGAAGCGCGGGTCGTCGTCTATAGCGGTGGCGACAGGGCGCCCTACACGGTGTTCCGCGATTACGCCGCTAATGGGCTCAAGGTGCTTGACGATGGACCAGGGTTGTTCGTTGTCGGTGGATGCACGCTTTCGCGTAAGGTCATCCTCATTAACCCGACCGCATTCCGCCAGATACGCATCGATTATGAGACAGATGATCTCGGTCTTCCGGTGGTCGATCTGCAAACGACCGATGAATATATTTTCGCCTTCCTTCACGATGTCGCCACCGGCCAGCGTGAAGTGCTGGTTCTCACCAACACTATCGAGTTGGCCGAGGTGTTTCGTGCAGATGTCACCGCTGGGGACAACTCGGGGTGGATCGCTGTTCGGGAGGATGCAGGCGTTTTCGCATACCCGTCAGCGAATGGCGAGGTCATCCTCCGACGCACTTCCGGCGATTTCGAGGTTATCGACAGCATCCGGTCTGTGGCTGGCGAAACAGCAACGGCAGTGTGGTTCCGGTATGTGCTTGATGAGCGCCCTGAAACGACTTTCAAGGTTGAGCGGATCTACTACCTCTATGTCCTGTGGAAAAGTTCTGCTAAAGCGTCGGTCATACAATATCAGAAGTATACCGATACCGGGCCGACAAGCCCTCGCGTAATCGAGAACGCTCAGTGGTGGGGTGAAGTACCTATCGCTGATGCCGAGGCACCCGTCAGGCTCGACAACCGGGGTAATAGCACTGTTCGCGGCGCGTCGGTCACAAATCGAGGACCGATCACCCCGACGTTTGACGGAGCTATCCAGATCGCGCCGAACGAATGGGCTACGCTCTGGGGCTGGAACAACGAGAACGATTCAATCGCTGATATACCGGCTGCGGTTTCTGGCATTACGCGAAATCATTTCATTGGTTCTGGCCTCCCTGTGGACGCGCAAGACATTCTCCCGAGGCTTTTTGCTCCTGGGCGAAATATCGGTGCAATTGTGCTGTTTACCAATGGCCAAGAGGTGAAATGGGAGCTTCGCGGGCACCCGGCCGGTGGCGTTGCGGTCACTGATTACACCATGCCGCCAGACCCTGACGCGATCCTCGCTTTCACCGGGTTTGCCGTCAAACAGACCCCGCCGACGCTCTATCGGTATGACTCGATGGAGCCACTCACGATCAGGCAGATAGAGGCGCTCCGGTTCGGTAAGATTCGGCTCAATAACGCCGGCCTCGGTATCGATCAGCAGAGCATCGTCAGGCACACTGATGAGCCGAATGATGATATCCCGAACAATGCCCGGTGGTGGCCCAGGGATACCGCGAGCCGCATTGCCGGCGGCGCTATCCAGGCGCATGCGGATGAGGGGCGCGTGTCCCGTATTTATGCCGATGAGCTAGAGCGGGAACTGGCGCAGGGGGTACTGTTCAATGTCCCCGAGTTTAATATCACTCAAGAGCCTATCAACTTCGCGGACCCGTCCGTCGCCCAGGCTGGCGAGCAGATGGGCTTCGAGGTCGGGGCCAGCGCAGACGCCAGTGTCATCGCTCTGTCGGCCGAGGAGTATGTGAATCCAGCGTTTCCCTATTCCAGGCAGGGTCGGGTATTCGTCTGGCTCCGTAAAGCGGATGGCACCTACGAGAACACGGACGTTTTCGAGGCTCCGTATCTCCAGAACCCGGCCTGGACGCCCGACGCCAACAACGCGTACTTTTCTCGGTATACCGAGGTCACGCCGGCCGGCGACATGGTATTTGTCGGGTCGAAGCGCGGCCCCGGCATCGCGGTTTTCAAGGTGGACGAGTTCGGCAAGGCGAGCTACTGGAAGACGCTTACATGGTCCGAGTATACTGCCATGCCGGTCGGAGAGCGGGCGCATGAAGCCCGGTTCGACAACACCGGCAAGTTCCACTTCCTCACAACCGCAGGGTTCTCCAAGGGCAGTTCGACCACCGCCGGCACATTCCATGTCCTCTACAGCGACGATAATTGGGAGACGTTCGAGGTGCGCCAAGGCGGTCAGGAGCGCCCCGACACCACCGGCAATACGGACAACTTGCAGACGCTCGATGTCTCCCGCGACGGAACGACCTTCGTCATCGGGGCGTGGGAGATCAATCGCCTGTATTCCTTCCGCTCGGACGATGGGTGGATGACCTATACCGCACATCAACTCGCCGCGCCGCCGGGGATCACCCAATACCAAGATGCGTATGCCGTTCCCGGCGCGGAGCGCATCTCTTTCGCCATTTCAAACGGGTGCAGCTACGACGGATTCCGCGTTATCAGCGCGAGCGAGCAAACTTGGGACTACGAGAACGGGGTTCCGCTCGCCAACGCATACGGCCAGCGCACCGGCACCGCATGGTATTGGCTCTACGAAGAGAGTTCGGACTCCTACAGTGGTCCCTATCAGATCCTCCCGCCCATCAACATCCCGTCACCGTCTGGCAACACCCTGTTCGGCGCCCCGCTTCGCATGAACGCGCCAGGATTTCGTTTCAACTGCGTGCTCAAGGGCTCCGGCGCGGGTCTTCTGGATGCCGTCTATCTCTACGGCATCCACGACGGTGAGAACCGAAAGATCGCGGAGTTGGCCGATGGGTTCATTTTCGAGTCTGCCGATACCCGTTGGGCCTGGGACCGTGATCTGCTCGTCGTGGCCAACAAGGGCGAGGATAATCCTGATAGCGGGGAAGTCGATGTCGGCGCGTTCCGCGTCATAGAGTTCTCGGAGGCTCCCTGATGCCTAAAGGCAAGCCGATTTCAATCGAGGAGTTCGCCGGCCTGGACTTGCGTGCGGTTTCCACCCGTGCAGATATCAACTCATTTCGCATCGCCAAGAATCTCGAACTGACCTCGTCAAAGGGCGTCCGCACCCGGCCCGGCAGCCGCATTATCGCTCAAGCCAGCGAGTTCTCTCGCGGGTTGTATGCAGCAAACGGGGTGCTCTATTCGGTGGCGCCTTCTGGGTATCCGACTGTTTACGATACGCAGAGCACGCTATTGAAATATGTGTTCATCGGTGATGGCAACGGCTATGACGCGGATTATTTGAACGCGGTGCTCGGGTTCGAGACGTATAATGAAAACTCGGTCGGCCTCGGCATCCCCTATGTGGTGACGAGGAACAAGGTCGGCATCATCGAGCACCATTATTATGATGATATCCCAACTAACGGTCTGGACATCACGAACACGCTTGTCGACCTCCCTTTCTACCCCGGCCCAGGTCTTACCAAACTGAGCGAGCGCCTCTACAACGGGTCGAACGCTGATGGCAATATCCATTATTGCCAGATCGGAGATCCGCGAGACTGGGTCGCATCGGTCAGTATCGACGGGCCTGGATTTATCCCGTTCAGCCGGCATTCACCCAACACCCAGTTCTTGCAGGGGCTGACCTACTTCCGCAACCTGCTCGTTGCGCTCTTCGCTGATTCGATGCAAATCTGGTCGGTCGATACCAACCAGGGCAATATCAGCCTTGTCGAAATCCTCAATGGCCCAGGCACGCTCTACGAGCGTGCGCTCGCCAACGTTCTTGGCGATACCTTCTATTTCAGCCGTGGCGGGTTCCGCTCACTCCGGTCTGCATCTATCGAAGGTGAGCGTTTCGAGTCTGATATCGGCGTGAAGATCGAGAGCCTGTCAGATGATCTCCCGGTTGATCCAGAGCCGGTGGCGAAGTGGTTGCAGTTCAGGGGCTCGTACCTCTGTTCCTTCGGTAATCAGGTTCTCCAGTTCAAATATATCCCGTCCGAGGAGGTCTTCGGTTGGACGCTGTGGGAGCTCCCTTTCACCATTACGGATATCGTTGAGAGCGGCAGCAATCTGTTCTGCCGGGATAGCGACCACAATATCCGCGAGTTCAGTGATGACCTCGACAATGACAGTGGCGTCCCGGTTGACTGGGAACTCAAGACGCAGTTCATCGCTCGCACCGGTGAGGCGATGCTGTGGAACTTCGTCGATCTGAGCATGGGCATGGACGGCGAGGCCCGCATCTACGCCTACCCATTGCAGGAAGCACCGGATGAACGCGACGACCTCGGTGTGTGGTCTGGTACTTCCGATCCGCATGAGCGGGTGTACCTTTCCTACACGGCCCCCTCGCTAGCTATCGGGTGGGCGGGCACAGGCTTTTGGCAACTCGATGCATTCTCACTGAGAGTGAATAGGTTGGAGGCATAATGGGTTTTCCCCCTCAATATCGGCCGAAGTTCGATCTCGCCCAGGCTATCGCCAATGGCGATATCCCGTCTGCCACGGAGTTGGCGACGGAGCTTTTCAATGCCGCCGCATCGATCAACGAGGCAATCTCATTCATTCGGTCGATATCCACGGCAAATCAGCGTGTTGCTCCGGCCCAACTCAATGCGACGACGTTCGTCATCGAGGATGAGCAAACTGGCAGCGCCGCGCAGACCGAGATCCTGTACCAGAATAGCGTCACGGTCGACCCCTTGCTGGAGACCGTTGGCGTTTTCATCAACGGCGAACGGCTCCCGCCGAGCGATGTGACGGTCGCTTCTGACCGCGTGACGGTCACGCCGGCCTTGACCGGCGGCGAAGAGATACTTCTGGAGATCCACGACAACGCCGATTCGGTGTTCTCGAAACTCGGGTCCATCAGCGCCAACCTCGGCGCCAGCCTCGTCGGTATCGAAGACATCGACGGTCTGTACGCCTCCTCGAATGTCGAGGAAGCGTTGGCTGAGGTCAAGTTCGCGCTCAACACCTTCGTCGCTCTGGTTGGTGATCTGTCGAAATACCTCCGCGCCGATGTTGCGATCCCCTGGGAAGTCGACCAAGATGCCGGTGGGTACAAACTGACCAACGGTGTGGAAGGCACCGACCCGACCGATTTCGTCATTTTCAGACAACTGAGCGATATCATCGAACAGTTCGTCGACCTCGGTGGCCGCTTCCTGCCTATCGCAGGTGGCGTGATGAACGGCACGATCAGCATGGCTGGCAACGCGATCACCGCGTTGGTCGCCACGCCGACGACCGCCATTGGCGACCCCGGCTATTCCTCGGTGGCCCGGTACGCTGCGACCAAGGAGTACATTGACAATATCGCGGACTCCATCACAGGCGGTGGTGGTGCGCTTGACGGCTACCTGCCGCTTGCCGGCGGGACGATGTCCGGCGCTCTCGATATGGACGGTAACGAGATCCAGGGCATCCCGACTGCGGATGCTTCTGGCGAGCCGGTTGAATATGACCAGTTCACAACGGCTATCAGCGGCATCGGCAGCGTCACGGCGCAGAGCACTACACAGGTTATCTCGAACACTTCGTTCGATATCGGCGCCCTTCCTGATAACTCTATTCTTCGGGCGGTTATCGACTTCGAGGATGTCGACCATACCTATGTCGTAGAGTTCACCCTCTTTGCGATCGGCAGCCGGTGGTATCCAACGGGCGAAGTCTACGAAAAGAGCACGGACAAGGTTGGTGGCGCTACGGAGGCCCGGTGCAAGAACTGGGATCAAGAACAGGTGGGTGTGTGGCGATGCGACGGCGATGTCGGCGCGAACTTTAGCCTTGAGTTCGACTTCACATCGAGGGATTTCGCGTGCGTTCTCACAACCGGCCAGACCGGCTCTGCATTTTTGAACGTGGCGTACAATGGCTTTTCGTTCTGAGGGGGATGAGTAATGCCGATTGAACAAGAGCAGAACCAGCAATCCGCTATCGCCGGCATCGGCGATCCTATTCCTGGCAATATGAATGACCAGTTCGGTGGATACCAGACGTTCTTGCCTGACCCGAGCACGCAACAAGTTGCGGGCGACCTGAACCAGCAGTTCGATCAGTTCGCCAATCAGGCGAACCCGCAGTTGGAGCAGCAGATCGACGAGGCCGGCATCAGGGCCGAGGCTACCCGGTCCCAGTTGGAGAACGCCGGGCTGCTCGGCCTTGCCAATCAGTTCCGGCAGGCCCGGTCGGCGATCAACAGCAATGTCGCCCGACGCGGCACCCTCGGTGGCAGCTTCCAGATGGGCCAGGAGATTCAGGCCGGCGAGGCGGCACAGCGCGGCGCTGCCGATGTGACCGCGCAAGCGGCCTCGGCAGCGGAGCAGCAACGGCTGGCCGAGATCGCCCCGCTCTATGGGTTCCAGATGGACCTTGCCGGTGGTTCGCCTTTCGCCGACTTGAGCCGCGACCTCATGATGCAGGACCTCCAGCAGCGCGGTCAAGGCGCCCAAGGCCAGTTCGACATCAACTCATCCATCGAGAACATCCGAGCCGGGTCTGAAATGAACCGGGCCGGTAATATCAACAGCGCCCTCCAAGGGCTGGCTATGGGCGTGCAGGGTGGGATCACCGGCTATCAGAACCAGCAGTACATGAACAACTTGCGTGGTATCTATGGCGGTGGCGGTGGCGCTCAATTCGGGTTCAACAGCGGCAATCTCCAGAACTACAATCTACCCGGTGGTGATATCCTCCAGAGGAACCCCAACTCTGGCGTATCGGTAACGCTCTAGGAGGCTATGGCATGCCCGCTTTTCTTATCCCTGCTGCCATTGGAGCCGCAGCGCTTATCGGTGGATCGATCCTCCGCAAGGACGCATCAGACCGTCGTGAGGGCGCCCTGAACAACGTCATGGATGCCCGCCAGCGGGCATCTGGCCGGTTCAACGAGCGCCGCAATGACCTCCTGACCGATGCGCTCGGTCAACTCCCCGGCTTTGCCGAGCGCCGACAAGGGCTGATCGGCGATGCCGTCACCGGCCTCGGAGGTCGGGGCGCTACTATCGATAACGCTACCAATCAAGGCCAACAGCGCATCCTCGACAATGCCGCCGGAATGGACCTCTCTACGGCCATTCCTGGCGTTGGCGGGCTCGACACCGGGGCCGGCGCTCAGAGGGCCATGGCGGCGCAGGGAGCGCCCTTGACGGGCGCTTTGCAGGGGTTGTCGGCGAGCCAGATGGGCCAACTGGCCGGGCAACGTTCCACGGGGAACATTATGCAGCAACTGGGGGTCGGGCAGACCCAACTGGGCCGCGATCTCGGAAACTTCCAAGGCGATCTGTCCATGGCTCAGGCCAACATCGGCCTCCAAGACCTCCTGAATAGCCTCTTCATGAACGAACGCTTGCAGAGCGCCTCTCAGGTTGGGGGCCGATCCAACGCTGTTGGTGGCATGATGCAACAGGTCGGTGGCAGTCTTCTCGGCGGTGGCATACAAAACTCGGTCTGATAGGATATCGCTATGGCCCAAATCAGTCGTGAACAGGTCCAGTTCGGGGTAGTCCCTGGCCTCGCCCGCTTGGGTGAGGTTCTCGCCAATGCGCTGAACCGGCAATCTGACCTCAATATGCGGCTTGAAATGGCCCGCCTCAAGCAGGGCGCACCATCGTCCGACCTCCCTAGCGGCAGCCGGTTCGAGCGGGTGCGAAGGGATCTCGAACGAGCGCAAGCGGACACCAATGAGGCATCGCGCATCCCGCAGGCCCCCACCGGAGAGGTCGACCTGGTAACTGGCGAAGAGGTCATGGCTCCCGATGTCTCTTCGGGGGCCAAGATGGTTCAAGGCAGCAGCATGGCCGGCACCCTCCCTCCCCCGCCGGAGGGCGCGGGCGAGCAGGAGGTGGCCAACTACACCCGGTTCATGGGCAAGGTCATGACCCCGATCCAGGAAGGGCTCACGCGCATCGGCACCCTCTACGACTCTGCCACCGAGGAGGGGAATGCGCCGATGACGAAGAAGATCACCGAGGGCGTCCAGAACGCGATACTCAACGACAGGATGGGCCCCCAATCGGTCGTGTCGTCTGGCATCCCCGAGTTGACCAAGCTGTTCCACATGACGGAAACCAACCCTGGTATTCTCAGGGAGGTCATGAGCTTCTACGCTACCGGCGATCAGGTCCAAGACAGCCGGGCGCAGCGCCTGATTGACATGGTGGACAGCCTCGGCATCGATCCGCGTCAACTCGGTAACATACCGGGCCTGCTCAATCAGCGGGTGCAGGAAGCTATGGAGGGTCATCAGGCGCAGAAGCTCGCAGACACCCCGCCCGTCGAGCGGGTCAACGCCTTCGCCAAGATGGTGAACCCAGAAGTGCGAGCCATACCGGATGGGGAGATCAACCTCGTCCAGAACCGGGCCAATCAGCGTTTCCTTTCCGGCAAGGAAGCGATACCTGGGCATCAACCGACGATGGGCCAGTTCGCCGTCAACGGGCAGCCCCGCCCAGACCTGAACCCCAACCCTGGGTACGTCAAGCCGGTCGAGGTTGATAAGGTCTATGGCGAATATATCGCTGCCGACCCGAACAACCGTAACTACTTCACATGGGTCCGTGATACCGAAGGGGGGCAGGCCCACGATGACGAAGTCCTGAATGTGATAAATCATGCATCCGATGTGCGCGGCATTATTACTCGCGGCCTTGAGCGGGCGCAAGGTCGGGCAGTCGGTGGCGGCGTTATTGCACCGATGTATGGGCTCGACGGTATGCTGGGCGGTAAGCAGGTAGAGGCTGGCGTAGGCAACGACATTGTTGTCAAAACGGCAGGGCGGTTCAGAACATCCGGTGTTTCCGGTGATCTCAACGCCTACCGCAATGCGGAAAATATTTTCAAAGCGGCAGGATTTAATGCCGTCGACAGGCAGTTCGGTGCTGCACTTGTTCAAGCCACCGACGGCAAAATCTCAGTCAACGAGGCATCGCAGATCCTACAGGCGGATAAGCCGCAACTGATTCAATTGCTCAACAAGCTCCCGCAAGGCGAGCAGTTCGCTATCAAGCGCCTGATGACCGCATTCGGTCGAACGGTCAGCGGTCAAGGTCTTCCAGTTCAAAAGAGGTTCGAGGTTGAACGGCCCGCCCAGAATACCAACCGGCGAGGGGGTTCCAGGCGGACTAAAAGGAACAGGAACAATCCCGCTTTTAGGAACTCTGGCGTGGACGGCGGAAGGGGTAACTAATGCCCGACGATCTCACAGATATCATCGGCGATATCGGCCCGTTTGACCTGAATGCTCAAACGGCGCAAGATATCCACATCGGCCAAATGGCTGAGTCGTTCAAGCAGTTTGACGAGATGACTGGCCTCCCGTTCTCGGCGCAGGGCATGTCCATCCCGATCCAGGCTGCTGGTTCTCTCACTTCGCTCGCTACTCGCCCGCTCGACCTCTTTGGGTCGGGCATGGCAGACGACCTGAATCGGCAGGTTGATCTCGTAGGCGCGGGTGCCGAGCGCCAAATCGAGAATGCGAATCTGGTCGGGCTTTTTGGGGACCGTGTCAGCTCAGAGCGCCTGCTACGCGGTGTTCGCGTCGCCGGCACTTCGGCCTTGACGAACCTCCCGTTCGCGGGCCTGGGCATGGGCGGCATCAGGGCCGGCGCTATGAGCGGCGCCTACAACCAGAAGGTGACGCAGGCCAGAGACGCAGGACTGAGCGAGCTTGAAGCGCAGGGTGTGGCCATCGCCTCTGGCGTCATCGAGGGCGGCATGATGACGGTCATGCACAAGCTCGGGATGGGCGGTTTCGATACCGGCGCCAAGCAGGCGTTCTTCAAAGATGGCATGCGGAAATATGCCGGTGCGATAGCGACACGGCTTCTGAATGCTGGCGCCCAAGTCACTGGTGAGGAGATCGAAGAACTCAGCATCTATGCCGGTAACTACATGGTCGACCGCCTCTCTGGTATCCGGCCCGAAGAGGCTGACTGGGATGATATCGCTAGCGAAGCGGCCGATGTCGCTTTTTCGACGTTCTTGTCCACCGGCACCGGGCAGGCGGCTCAACAGACGCAAGGCGCGGTCAATCAGCGCAAGCGTGAAGCCGTTGCTCGCGGTATGGCCAAAGAGCGCCTCGGACAGATCCGACAAGACCAGAATGCAGCTATGCAGGGGTCCGACGACATTCGGTCGTATTTCGAGCAACTGCCGGAGGTCGCAGGCGCCAAGATCGACCAACTCACCGAGAACGACCTCCCTGGGCTGCTCGACGGCGCCGCCGACCTCGCCACGGCTGAGAACATGTCGAGGATTCGCATGTCGCTTGGCGAGATGCAGCGGCAGGACCAGATCGGGGCTGCTGATGACCAAGTGGTCATGGGCGGAATTCAGGCTGGCCTAGACGCCCTGCGTAACGCCAAGGTCGATACGACCGACCTCAGAGACGCGGTCGCCACTGCCCCTGATGCAAATACTGCATTGGAAGCTATCCGTCAGAGTATATCTACTAGGAAGGTCAGGGATGTGTTCGAGCGGGCGTTCACGCGAGGCCAGACCGATGCCTCCATCGGCCAGCAATCCGGTGTTCTCGACGCTCAAGCTCGCCTCGGCGAGCTTGAAGCCGGCCTCGATAAGATGGGCCGGAACCAGACCGAAGGCCCGGCAACGCCTGAGACGATGAATGCCGCCGATGTGTCGGAGGCCCAGAGGCTCGCCCGTGACGGTGTGAACCGGGCCAACAGCATGCTCGATGTGGCAGAGGCTAATGCGACGACCGATGAGGATCGGGCCAACATCCAAGAAGCCCGCAACATGGTCGCCAGGATCGATCCCAATGATACGCCCGATACGGTGCGTAGGAACGTCGAGAGGACCATCAATACTATCAGAGGCTCCGTCACCCCAGAGGGCGCAGAAGCGGCCATGGCGGCGACAGAAGCCACCGCCGGGCCGATGGACGAAGATGTGGTCCAAGAGCGCCAGAGGCCAACGCCAGAGGCCAAGGCGCTCTCGCTGGAGGAACTCCGGCAACGCCGGGATGAAGCGGCCGCGCAGGGCGCCCCGCAGGATATCCTCGACCAACTCGATGCCGAGATCACCAAGGCTCAAGAGGCGACCAATCAGGCCCGGCAAGGGCAGAGCACGCTCGATGAGGCTGACGCTGCTCAGATCGACGAGCAAGTGGCCGACACGGCACGCGATCTGCGTGAGGGCCGGGTGCCCGAGGCGGCACTCGTTCCGACCGATGTCAGCCCAGAGGAGGTCACAGCGGCGGTGGAGCGGGCCGTCACGGCTTTCGATAAGGCGTTGGAGGGCACCGGGGCCAAGGTCGTCAACAAGGGCGGCTACATCCAGATTACGCTCCCTGGCAAGCGGAACATCGCGGTCCTGATCGCCAGCGAGCAGGAGTCGTTGAAGAGCGCCTCGGCTCGGCGCAACGCCCGGTCCTCATGGGCCAGCCTGATGGCGCACATGGCGACCCAGCTACCCGGCGCCACTAGCGACACCGTCATGCGGGCGCTCAACGACAAGTTGAAGCTCAAGGCCGACCCCGGCCAGGAGCTCAAGACATGGCTCGGCATGACCGACGCGCAGCGGGCTACCAAGCTCCGCTCGAACGGTGTTCAAACGCCGGCATGGACGATGGCCACGACCGATAGCGGTCGCCTCCCCATCGACGCCGATGCGTTGGTCTATCTGACCTCCAGCGCGGCCATCGACACCGGCAACGATGTGTTCGATGCGGCCATGGAGGAGATCAACCATATCCTGTTCCAGCGGGCGCTGACCGACTCCGAGATCAATGCGATCTACGATGGTCTTAGGAAAGAGGACCGCATCGGCGAGATCGCCGAGGGCAAGCGCCGCAATAACGGCGATCTGGTCGAGGCCGCATATCAACGCTACAAGGAGTGGCTGGCGAACCGGGATGCGGTCCCGGCAGAGAAGACGCGAGGCATCTTCCGTCGCATCCTCGACTTTTTCAGGGGTGCAAACAATCTCGCCAACAAGGCCAAGGACGACCCGGTCCTGTCGGCCATGAACACCTCGTTCGCCGCTATCATGGAAGACGCGCCGGGCCGGCAGTTCGAGCAGGTGCAAGGCACCATCGACCCGGTTCTGGAGGCACGCACCACACGCGAGCGCCGGGCGCTCAATGCTGAACTGAGTGAGTTCCGCAGGCGCCAAAGGCCCCAGACGCCAGAAGAGGTGATGGAGCGGGAAGAGGTGCTCGCTCGTCAGCAGGAGGGGCGCCGGCAGGGCCAGGAAGCGAGCCGGGCCGACCGCGTGGCCCAGCAGGAGGGCCGGGCCGAGGCCGCTGCCTACGAGCAGTTGGATCGTGCGCGAGCGCAGGAGATCAAGGCTGAGGTCACGGCTTATGAAGCCCTGGCGCGGAAGGCCCAGCAGGAGGGCCGGGCCGAGCAAGTAGCCTACGATGCTCTCGCCCGTGAGGCTGAGAGGCTGGATCGCACGCTGACCGCTGAGGAGCGCGATGAGGTCATCGCCCGGCAGCAACTCTCCAACGAGCAGGGGCGTCAAGTCGCGCTCGAATCCATCGCTGAGATCACGGCCAGGATGGAGCAGGCCCGTGAGCAGGAGCGCGACCTGGCACGCGAAGAGCGCGATGAGATCCGCGCCTATGAGGAGTTGGAGCAAGAGCGCCTTCGCGCCACCGAGGCCGGCGAGACGGCAGATGTCACGACGCTCAAGGCCGAGAACGCCCGGCGCCGCCAGCCTCTTGAGCAGAGGATCGCAGACCTTCGCCAGGAGAACCTTGATCTCCGGCAAGAGATGAACATGGCTGAGGACGAGCAAGAGGTTGCCCGTATCGCCAGTAACATCGCTGCTAATGCGCGTGAGATCGAACAACTCCGCATCGACATCGAAAACATCCGCATCCCCGAGCGCCCGGTCGGGCCTGAACAGCAGCAGCGCCGGGCCGCTCGTCGGGCGACCGATCTCGTCAACGACATGCTTCCGCCCGGTCAGCAGGTTGATGACGCTAACATGATGATGAAGTTCATCGACCCCGGTGATCTTGACCCGAAGGCGGAACTGCAAGGGCGCAACCCCAGCAACCTTGCCATTCAGGCCGTTACCGATACCGGCCGGGTGATGCTCAAGCGCATCCGCTCGGAGATGGCAGATAAGCCTACGTCCATGAGCAAGGCGATGTCTGAGCGCCTCGGCCAGGAGATGCGTCAAGGGCGCAGCGATCAGCAGATCCTCGATGATCTGAGCCGGCAGGTGGAGGAAGGCGTTGAGAAGCTCAAAACCGCCGGCCGCATCGGCGAACTGTCCACTGCATACGATCCTGATAACTATACGCCCCCGATTCCTATCGAGATCGGCGAGCAGGAGATGCTCGCCCAGATCATCAGCAGCACGACAGCCCAGATTGCGAAACTGACCTCGCAGCGTAACCAGGCTAAGAATCAGGCGATCAGGGATTCGATTGCCAGCGACATGAAGCCATTGTACCGGAAGCTCGGTACGGCTGCTCGACTGAACATCATGGTCGGCACCCAGGCCGCGCAGATCCTGGCATCGCGTCGTGACCTGCTGCAAACCCCTGAAGACCGCCGTGAGTTGTTTGACCGCCGGTATGGCGAACTGACAATCAAGCAACTGGATAAGGTTCGGAAGCTTCAAGCTCGCGGGCAGTTTGCGGAAGCGCAAGAACTGACGGTGAAACTGACCAAGGCGAACATGGACCGTGTCGATAAATACTTCGGCAATAGAGTTCAACGTGGCGTTGGCGGGTCTGTTATCTCAAGCGCAGCCGATATCACACTCGATGATATGGACGACCCCGATACATTCTTCCAACTTATCTCGGCGGTTGAAATCGCCAAGCAGGGCAAGATGGGGGGTAAGCTTCTCACCAGTCTGTACTCGCAGAACCTTCTGTCCCCCGGCACGATTGCTATCAACGTCGGTGGCAACTTCTTGAACCTCATAAAGGAAGGCGCTCTCTCCAACTTCACCGCTGCCGGTTACGATCTGGCCCGGTTCCTCACCAACTCGAAGATTGAAGACGCGCCAACGCTGAGAGCTGTTGGGCCGGCGTTTTCCGCTATGATGACTTCCATGCCGAATGCAATCGTGTATGCATGGCGGTCGTTTTTGAGCGGCGTATCGCACACCAAGCTCGACCTCCTCGGCTACTCGGGCCGGCTCAAAGAAGCCGAGGCGCAGGCCCGCTACGGTAACACCCAAGGGATTCGGGGGTTCATCAAGAACTACCTGTTCCGCCCCATCGGTGCGGTCGATGAGCTTTTCTACCATGTCGCAGCGCAGGCGGCTATCGCCACCGAGGCTACCAAGAAGGCATACCTGCAAGAGGGTTTAACCGGCGAAGCAGCGGGCCGTCGTGTGACCGAGTTGATCGAAATGGCCGGCGACCCGAAGAACGAGAGCGCCGACGCGATGGAACTCAAGCGCCGGGCCTTGGCCTATGCTACCGAGACGACCTTCAAGTTGGATGACGAGAACGGCGATATCGACGGTGATAGCCTCGATAAACTGTTCAACAGTATCCAACGTCTTCGCACATGGACCGCCTTTGATATCGACCCCGACACCCCGATCTTCGGTAAGATCGCTCCACTCATCAACGGGCTCCAACCCGGCATGCTGATCCTGCCGTTCTACACGACCATCGTGAAGATCATCGGCACCGGGTTGAACATGACCCCCATTGGGTCGATGACGGCAGTCCGCGAGTTCTCGAAAGCAGGCAAGCAGACTGATGCGGTAAAGGCCGGCATACATCGCACACGTGGGCACCGCATGATCGGGCAGTCCCTCGTCGGCTCGATTATGCTCGCCGTTGCGGCGCTCATGGGCGATGAGGAGGAGTTCTATCTCACCGGGTCGGTCGACCCCCGCGAGAAGGGCAAGCGGCGTATGCTCGAAGCGCAGAACAAGGTTCAAACGCTTCGCACCTTCGCCGGTGATGTGAACTACCGGCGCCTGGACCCGGTCGCCACCGGCCTGACGCTCGTCGCCGACGCCCGCGATGCCTTCTTGGCAACCGGCGCGGAGGCCGACAAGAGTTGGGCGGACCGCAAGGCATCGCTGTTGCAGAAGATGTGGGTCAACATGTTCGACAAGAACTTTGCCCAGGGCATCCGCAACTGGATCGATACACCTCGTCGTGGCGAGAGCAACCCGCAGATGTTCTTCGACAGCCTCCAGCGGGGCGCGATACCGGCGAGCGGTACGATCCGCTGGGCTCGCCGGTTCGTCGACCCGACTATCCGCATCCCGACCAGTTTCGTCGATGAGACGATGGGCGGGGGCGCCGAGCTTGTTGGACCGCTCTCAGGTGATCCCATTCAGGGCCGGGCGCCCGGTGCTCTGTCGGCGGTCATCACCAACTTCGGCGCGACCGTCAGGGCCGAGCCGAAAGAGCATGTCGCCAAGGCCGCAAACTGGATCGAGAAGACGAACGCCAACATTGCCGAAGACGGCGGAAACACTTGGCGACCGGCCCCCATCGGGAGCCGATTCAAGTTCGGCTCGACCAACTATGAGCTTGATGGCGACGACTACTTCGAGCTACGGCAGATCGCAGCCGAAGAGTTTGAGGGGGTGCTCAAGACCATGCGCTTCGACAAGGACGGAGGCACCGAGAATCAACTCGACAACCTCCGCAAGCGTTACAACAAGGCTAAGGCGCGGGCTCGTCGTCGATACATTTCGAGGCAGCGTACTCCCTGATGAGCTTGATGTACCCGATAGCGTCCTCGTAGCTATCGCCGTTGAGCGGGTTGGTCGTAAATCGAGCGACCTTGCTCATCAGCATCATCAGGAGGCCGGCGAAATCGGTATCAGCGCCACCGTGCGACTTGACGTATAGAAGCATCAACTCGTTCTTGGCTCGCTCGGCGGCGCCGTATTGCGGCCCGGCCAGGGTGCGAGGCCCATGCACCTCGGCCCGAACGTCGAGGTCGACAGGCCCGCCGTCGCCCTTCTCCTCGGACTGCATGACTGATTGGCGCCGGAACCCGGCGGAGAGTGGCTCATGCGTAGGCATCTGCAAGCTCATCTCGAACCTTCCGGCGGAACCACTGCGAGAGCGTTTCATCGCGCCGGGCCAGTAGTTTCTTCAATCGACGCATGTCTGGGTCGTCGCAGTAGACACACTGCCGAGCATAACCCCCGCCTTTCTTGGCGGGGGTCTTGCTATTATTGTCTGATCTCGACATCATTGATCTCCTCAATCATGCTCCCACAACCATCTTCGGCGTATGCTATATAGCATACTTGTGATGTCAAAGGAGAACCCAGGTGACGGTTACTCTTCTGCCCTACTCCCGCCTTGCGTGTTCATCCTCGGGGCCTGATCCTGGGGGATACGCCCACCCTCGGGCCAAGGGGCAGGTGACGAATGATACTGGGTAAAACCCAGTTGGAGAGCGAGGCAGGACTCGAACCTGCACTAACCGGGAACAAATCCCGGTGCATTACCGATTATGCTACTCGCCCGTAGACGGCGATGCAGACCGCTTCTGCAATGCCATCGTGCGGCTTGCGCTTGCGGCCTGGGTAGAGATCGACGTTGGGATATCTCTTCGCTACCCAGGCGCAAGCGCCCGCCTTCTGCTTGTCTCGCGGGAGCCCCCGCACATGTGGGATGACCTCCTTCTTCCAGACCTTCGGCAGCACCCGGTCGAATGGCCATCGCTGCGCGAGGCATGCGCTCGTCAGGATGCCGGTGTTGTACCCGAAGTTGAACATCGACCTGGGCGCCTCATGGCCAAAGGTGCTCACATCTTCGATGAGCACCAGTTTGACCGTGTAACCCTGGAGGTCGATGAACTCGTTGATACGGCGGATCAGTTCGACCCCGTCGATTTCTTTACCGAGCAGGGGCAGTGGCTCGCCGTAAGCCTCGCCACCGGCGAGCACCGCCCATGCTCCATCTTGGCCGGGGTCAATCCCGAGAACGCAGTTCATGACAGGAGCCCCTCCAGGTCATCCTCCGCGCCTTCCCCCTCCCTCGCCGGCAACAGCTCCGACATCGGGATTCGGTAGGCTCGACCCAGGCGCCGATGCTCCAACCCACCGGATCGCAGCATCCGTCTGATCGTTTCTTCACAGCACCCGAGAATCTGGGCCGCTTCCTTCACGTTCGCATACAGGTTTGCCATCGTTGTCTCCTGTATGGAACTGTAGCATCATTCCATCAGGTCGTCAAGCAAACTGTCGTCATCTGTGGGGTTGAGTATCTCCATCCCCTCTTCGTTGAGCCCGATGCCGACCCAACTGCGCTTGCGCCCATTCGCCCTGCTCTGCTCGGACCTGACGGTGCTGTAGGTCTGCTGGATCTCGGAGTGGAACCGATTGTCTGCGAGGGGCTTGTTACCATTTTTCAGGCAATAGAGCGTGTAGACGCGGTACAGGTCTTCCTTCAAGACCTCCTGCACGCCGCTGACCGTCAGGCAGTCCTGGCAGAACGAGTAGACCGGGGCTGCGGCCCGGCGGGCGCCTTCGAGCATCGCCTTGGCGTTATCGGTGATGGAGAACGCGCCCCCGTCTTCGATCAGATCGCGCATGCCCTGCACCGCCCAGTTGAAGATACCGGGCAGTTCGGTTTTGAGCCTGTCGGCCAGGCCGATGTCCTCGCGCCCGACGAACGATTGCTTGAAGATGAAGGGGATCATGCGGGCGATGATGGCGCCAGAGGGGTCCAGGAAGCTCGGCAGCCGGTTGCAGGCGACGACGAACCGGCCTGGCAGCTTGACGCCTTGGAGGTGATCTTTCTTCTTCCGGTTGATCTGGAGCGGGGAGCCGCCTGTTACCGCCTTCAAGAGGTCGATCACCCGCTCTTGGCCCCGGCCCGTGAGCGGGCTATTGGCCTCGTCGATGAAGATGATTGGCTTGCCGACGAGCGGCTGCATGGCGAAGTCGTTAGCAAGCTCTGAGAGCATCGGGAAGGCTGCGTTCTCCTCGCCCATCAACTCTTTGAGCACAGCCATGACCACACCCTTGCCGGCGCGGGGCGGGCCTTGGAGGAGGAAGAACTTTTGAAGGTCGTTACGCTGCGTCAGGATGTAACCGAAGAACTTGCGGAACTCTTTCTTCTCCGCATCCGTATCGAAGCAGTCGTCGACGAACTTCTCCCATTTCAGGCATGTTGCTTTCGGGCTATGGTCGTAGGGCAGCACCACCGTATTGAAGAAGTCTTTGTCGTGCGGCTCGACCTTCGCGTCGGGGTCCATGGTGAGGTCTTCGAGCGAGATCATACCGTTGGCGAACACGGCCATCGGGGCCGGCGCTCGGTGGGGGTCGCTGATCCATCCAGGCATTCTCAGGTCTTCTTGCAGGACGAGGCTCCTGACCGTCTCTGTGATGCCCTTACCGGCGCTGGCCGAGCACTCAGCATCCTTGACGACCCGGCTGCATAGCGCCTCGGCGCCCATGATCTTCCAGCGTGTGCCGTCCCACTCCCAGTCATTCTGGGCCGACCGGAGCAGCCCACCTTCGTCATAGTTCCGCTTGAGAAATATCTGGGCGTTCGAGTAGGGGCTCGCGCCGTAGCCGAGCATGTCTTCAACGTCTCCGCTATCGAGCGTGTCGGCGATGAGCGTGTCCCCATACAATGCTTTATCGTCAATCGGGCCGAGCACCGATGACAACGGCGGTTTGCTGCTGGTCAGCGTGCCCGCCTTGAACTTGCCGACAGCCTCACGAACGATGTCGATCATTTCGTTCGGCGCGTTGATGTCGCGCTCTTCTTCGCGTGAGTGGAGGAACGGACCTTCGAGGAAGTCGACGATCTTCTCGCCGGGGCACCCGATGGCGACCAGTTCGTGCGCGGCTCCGTAGGCGTGGTGGTGCCGGGAGGTCTGGGTCTTCTGCTTGACGATGCGGTGCATCGCCAGCGATACCTCCTCCATATTGGGCTCGAACCCAGGGTCATAGTCGACCGTATCGCTGGCTGACCTGACCTTTTCGGCCTCGGCCACCATCCAATCTTTCAGATCGGAGATCGCCACCCGCTCATCGCCGTCGAGGGCGCCAACGCGATCACGCATCTTGATAGGCGGCTTGACTCCTTCGCCGAAGGTCGGCGGGGCCGTGTAGATCGGCTGGACCGGGTTGTAGAGGGAGGGATCTGCGATGCCGTGCGCCTTCCAGTACGCTCGCCACTGGAAGACATCGATATCGTCGTCGAGGAGGAACCAGAAGCGCAGGTAGAGGACGTTCCCTGGCGACCGGACCTGATAGCTACTGGTGTACTGATAGACGCACGCTGCCTTCTGGAATCGCTCGGGCAGTTGCTTCCTGGCCCACTCTGCCAATTTGGCCGGCGAGCGGCCGAGCATGCTCTTCGGAGCGATCATCTCGTCGATGTCGATAGCGACCCATGCCCGAGGGCACGGCTCGAAGTCGGCTTTGACGTTTGGGCGATCCTTGTACCGGCGATTGACGCCGGCCCCGCTATCGGTGGCGCGGGGGTCTTTATCGTCGACGAGAGCGCCGAAGATGGCGATGGCATTACGGCGCCGGCTGATCGCCTGAACGCTCTCCAGCAGTTCGTCGGTATCTCTGGCGTCGAAGGTCTGAACGTTCCATGTGTAGATGTTTGGATAGTTTTCGGATTGGATCTTTCCGTCGTCCTGTACGGAATACTTCTTGGAGCAAGATTGCCGGTGGTCCTTCGAGACAAGAACAGTGATTGATTCTGCCCTATGGGTATTTATGCTTGTCAGCGTCACGTTGGTTCTCCTAGTTGAGCGAAGCACCCCGCATTCCCTAGTCTGCGGGGTGCTTTCGTTGGTGCCTGGATATCATACCCAGGGGTGGTGGCATTCAACACCGATATCTAGTGGGTGCCTACTTCCGGTAGTACGACCCCTGCCAGGAATCGGCTCCGATGGGCAGACCCATGGCCCACCTCGGTAGCTCGGTCATGATGGCATCGAGTTCTTCGCATATCACACGGCCTATCTTCTCGTCGATGACGATCTCATCATGGACGGTCAGGACCGGGTGCAGCCCCTTCTTCTCGGCGCGTATCATTGCGAGCGCCATCAGTTCTCGGGCTACTGCCTGCGTTGCATTCTGGGCGAGCTTCCCGCCGTATGTGTCGAGCAGCTTCCACTTCTTGGTATAGCTGTCGACGCCCCAGTAATGGATCGCATCGACCATCTGATCCTTGTCCCAGGGCGCCGGTTTCGGCTTGATGTGCGCCTTGCGATAGGTCATCACCCGGCCCGATGGCAGGCGCATGCGGAGGTGCTTACCCGAGTGGATGAAGGTCATCTTACCGGCCTTGAACCACTGCTTCTTGTGGCGGCATGCCGAGAGCGCGGCCTGATTGACATCGTGCCAGAGCGCCTTTGTTGCGGGTCGCCCGTTGCGCCATGCGGCGACGATGTTGTCGATCTCCTCGTCGCTCAGGCCGAGCTTGTCGGCGCCGAAGGCGATCATGGAGCCGTAGCCGCCTTGGAACCCGAGCGCCAGTTCACAGGTCTTTCCTATCTTATCCTTCTTGCTGTGCTTACCCTTGCGGTGCTCGAATATCTCCGCGTAAGGCAGGTGGAAGATGTCGCTGGCGGCAACGCAGTACATGCGCTTGCCTTCTCGGTAAGCTTGCAGCACATGCTCTTCGCCGGCCAGCCACGCCAGCACCCGGCCCTCGATAGCCGAGAAGTCAGAGACGAGCAGTTCACGCCCCTCCTGGGCGCACAGGCAGGCTCGGATCAGGCTGACGCACACATCCATGATCTGGTCGTCGCCATAGCAAAGCTGGAGCATATCGAAGTCGCGCTTCAACACCAACTCGCGGGCGAGATCGTATTCGTTGATGCCTTCGTCTGGCTCGTACTTCAACACCCCCTGCGGCAGGTTCTGTAGCTGCACGATGTAGCTCGCCCACCGGCCCGTGTGGGCGCCATGGTAGCCCATCATGTTACGCAAGCGCCCGTCATCGCAGACTGAGAGCATGATCTTATCGAGCTTGGCGAGGCTGGACTTCCCGATCTCCTGTCGGATCTCGAACGCCCGGCGCAGAGCCGGGTCTGTAAGATTCGGGTCGTCGAGGTATTCTGTGACCTTGTCTTTGGCCACACTCTCAACCGGGTAGCCTCGCGCCTTGGAGAACGCGTAGATATTCTTGAACTGGTTTTCCGTTTCGACGGCGCCGTCAGTCAGTTCTGACAGTTCCTCCCGGCGCACAACGCGGATCGTCTCGATCACATCGAGAATGGCTTTGACCAGAGCCTTGTCGACGCCGATGCCACGCTCGTTCATGCGGAGATCCATGTCGCGGATCTCTTTCTCCTGCCGCCTGATGCGGGGCAGCGCCTTGCTCAGGGCCAGTTCCGCCTTCGTGTCGTCCCGGCAGTAGTCGTAGAGTTCTTCGAGAGCCTCGGGGGTGTGCTTTCGTCTCGGGTCGCTGTTGGCCTTGATCGGTTTACACGGCTTGCACAGCGTCAGCATGAGCTTGTGACCGATCATGTTCTTCTGACCGACATCCAACTCCCTGACGCACTCTTCTAGCTTGCCGGGCAGGCCAGAGCATCGTGCATCAGCCTGGAGGTCGTAGAAGGCATCCATGCCGGGCCATGTCCACCCGTATCGCTCGACCAACACCCACCGCCAGATGTTCATGTCGAACTGCACGTTGTAGGCTGCGAGGTAGCCTCCCTGGGCAGGCACATCGGTCAGGCTGATCGGCGGCGGGTCGCCAGGAACCCACAGGTGGACCTTACTGGGGCTCTTACTGAATGGGTTGTTGAAACTGAGGCAGAGAACGTCGGTGCTCGGATCTCGCGCATAACGAGCGGCGCCGACCTTTGTGAGGTCGACGCCGCTGTACGTTTCTACGTCGAAGACCGCGAGCGTGGGATGCTCACTCACGGCCCGCCCCTTACATCAAGGCGTCGAGGTCATCGGGGTCGGCGCCCGATTCTTCCCCGTCGTCAGGATCTTCGTCGTAGTTGGCGGGATCTTCGCCGTAGTTGGCGGGATCGTTCTCCTCAGACAGGTCGTACTTCTCGACCTCATCATCGATCTCACCATCATCGAAGAAGTCTGCCGCAGCGTTGGTGGTCATGCCCCCGGCGCCGCCGAAGGTTTCGTCCTCGCGCACCAGTTGGACCGCCTCCAGCAGGAAGGTCACGCCCTTGATGGTCTGGGTGACGACCTTGCCGTTGGGCTGGCGCACCCGCTCGCTGCTCATGTAGCTCATGGCATTGACGGCGAACCGGCACCAGTAGCCACCCCTGATGACGATGCCACCTTCGAGCGGCCGACTGTTGGACCCGACCTGCAAGGGCTTGTTCTTGCTCTTGCAGTTGATGAACGTGCGCCCCAGGAACCACTCGCCCTTCTTGACATCGGAGGGGTTGTCGGGGTCGCCCTTGTGGAACGGGAACTGGAGTTTCTTCATGTCCTCGCCCGGCCACGTTTCCTTGGCGCAGTCGAGGCAGGCTTTCTTCAACTGACGCAGATCGGCGTCGTCGTCGAAGATGAGGTAAGCCTTGTACTTGTTGTCAGCGAACTGCCCGGTCGAGTCGGGCTTGTCCAGCTTGGGCCAGCCTACGCGACCCACGGGGGTCTTGAGGCGGTTGATGTAAACGGGCTTGAACCCGTCGTTCGTCTGTTCAGCCATGATTGTACTCCTCGGCCTATTCGGCGATGATTGTGTCGGCCCACATGGCAGAGGGGCTCGACAAATGGATGGGTATTTTATGGGTCATATATTTTATGTCAACGAGGCAAAAAGAACCCCAGCTCGCCGAGGCAGGAACCGAACAGGGAGACTGCGAGCGACGAGCGGGGGCGACAGCAACACACTGTCAGATTTATCAGCCTTCCCATTTCCGGTTGTACCGGATGGCCATGGGCTCGATTGACTTCTTGGTCATGGTCTTGCCGGCAGCGTGCCAGTAGAGCGGCATGCCCTGGCTGATTGCTGCCGCACGAACCCCATGCTCTCCGATACAACTGCTTTCTATTTCTTACTCAAAGCGTTTAAGCTTTGATGAGTAGTTCCTGCTTCAACCAGACTAGTTTCACGTAGATCGAAAAGATCTTCGCCAGAGCTTGTCTGTCCACAGGCTTCAAATTCCCTCAAGCCGAGGGTATGTATGTTCTTTGCTGCATTCAGGTCACGATCACATTCGTAACCACAAACGCATGCAAACGTTCGTTCTGACAAAGGCATAGTCTGAATTATAGTTACTCATAATATCAACAAATGTCTCTATTACAAGTTTTAATGACAAGAGGGACTATATGCTCCTCTCCACCTTCAATCCAAAAGAAGCCTGTTCTAATCGTTTCTTGTGACACTCCACGGGGCAAGCCCCATGGCTTCTGCTTAGTTTACTAAGCATTCTTTTTCTTGTTTCAACGACGGCTCTATTGAGCCATCTCCGCAAGCGTAAATTCCCGACTGCCCGTCGGTACTCCCCGCCGCAAGCGGACGGGGTTTTCTTGGCAGTTTCCTATAACCAATAGGTTTAAGATTAGCAGCAATATTAATAGAAGCATTTAAGTCAGCATCAATTGTGAAGTCACAAGATTTGCACCTAAATTCCTTTCCATTTCTATTGTTTCTACGAGTCCAACCACAATTACTACATCTTTTGCTTGTATAAGTTGGAGAAATCTTAGTAACAAGGACACCTTGTTCTTCACATTTTGATTCCAACTTGCTAAAGATATCAGTATAAGTCCAATGACTTAATCTGCGGTTCGTTCTTTTTCCTTTACGCATGTTTTGTATACGTTCTAGTTTTACTGACATAGTTGAATTCATTTCTAGTTAGCCAATTCCATTTAGAATTTAATTTAAACATCATAATCCTTCATTGAATTAAACATACTGCATCGCCCAAGTCGGATGGTAAAATCCCAATAGCAGGTCCATCAACACGATGGCGTTTACCTTCAACCCACCACTCTTTTTGACCATCTGCATAAACCCGTACTGTATATTCAATCATGTCTTAACCCTTCACTACTTTAACACGGTAGCCCAACAACTTCTCAATTTCACCAACACTCAACTCCTTAACTTTGCCAAGTCTACGAAACTCGTCTTCACTCAACTCCTCACCTTCAAACCACCATGCTTTACCACCATCTGCATATTCAATGGCAGGACCATCTAAACGATGAAATTTACCATCAACCCACCATGCTTTACCACCATCTGCATATTCAATGGCAGGACCATCCAATCTATGAAGATTGCCATTAACCCACCATGATTTACTACCATCTGACCATTCATTAGCAGGACCATCCAATCTATGAAGATTGCCATTAACCCACCATGATTTACTACCATCTGACCATTCATTAGCAGGACCATCCAATCTATGACGTTTGCCATTAACCCACCATGATTTACTACCATCTGTCCGTTCAACAGCAGGGCCATCTAATCTATGACGTTCACCTTCAAAGTACCATTCTTTATGACCATCTACACATTCAATTGCAGGGCCATCAGTACGATGAAGTTCACCTTCAACCCACCATTCTTTATTACCATTCGACCATTCAACAGCAGGTCCATCAGAACGATGAAATTTACCATCAAACATCCATTCAGTTCTATCTTCATAAACTC